GCAGCATTTCTGAAACATTGACCCAGCAAGGCTGTCCAGTTTCCATCTTTGGCTACAATTCAGCAAGTTCGGGCGCAGTATCAACCAAGCGAGAATACAAGCTTTACGGCGCAAGATGCTCAAGAGGTCATGAGGTTGTGCGAGAGTATATTCCTTGCTATCGAAAGAGTGACGGCGTTGTGGGGGTATATGAGAAGGTCACCGGGCAATTCCTGACAAGTGAAATCGAAGCCGGATTTACGAAGGGTGCAAATATTGAATGGGAGGGTGCATTATGAGTTTACAGACAAACACAGCCGCATTACAGGCGCTTCTGACGAAGGCAAACGAGCTGCCCGCTCAATTGACGATGCCGCCTAACGCATCGGGGGTGAAGTTCTAAATGGCAAACGAATATACAGTCAATGCATCCGACCTGACCAGCGTTGCCGATGCGATCAGAACAAAGGGTGGGACGTCGGCGCAGCTTGAGTTCCCGTCCGGGTTTGTATCTGCTATTCAGGCTATCAAGAGCGGCGTGACCGTACAGAAAAACTCCGGCAGCTTTACAACCGGTACAAACGGCTCGGCAACGGTTAACTGTGGATTCCGGCCGGACATGGTCTATATCAAGGGCGATACTGACGACGGCTATAATAACAGCCAAGCGATGGCCTTTGACGCAGAATCCAGAACCGGCAATTTAAATACCGCCATGTGGGCATCTGACGGAGCGGTAGACATAGTGTGGACACGATCTTCCACAGGGTTTTCGGTGACAGTCACGCTATATGACTGGGATTGGAATGGCACAGCGGCAAGCAGAAAAACCTACAATTATGTCGCCGTCAAATACACGTAAGGAGGCGGGAAGATGCCAAATCTTAAACATCTGCACACGGTGATAGCAGCTGGCAGAGCGCTGGTCGATGACAAGACGGCGTCCATCGCCCCGGAAATTTACGGGAAGATGAAGTATGACGGCAGCTTGATCGAACACGGCACGCGCATTAACTGGAACGGCACGCTCAAGCGTGCAGCAGCAGACCTGTGGGACACAGAGGAGAACAATCCGGACAACGCGCCCACGCTCTGGGAGGACATCGCCTACAGGAAGGGCATCCGCATCATCCCGGACGTGATCACGGCAGGCACAGCGTTCGCCAAGGGCGAACAGGGCTGGTGGGGCGATGTGCTTTATGAGAGCACGATCGACAGTAACGTGTGGACGCCGGATGCATGGCCGGATGGCTGGGCGGTGGTCGAATGATCCGCTGGCTCTGGTTGATCCCGGCCGCCATGTTTGGCGCGGCGGTCGGAATCCTTGTGCACGCGCTGTGTGTGGCAGGGAAGGAGAATTGAGAGTATGCTAATGGAAATAATGCGCAGTAAGGAGGATGCTTGATGGCAGAAGGAAGAAAGCTGCGGATTTACAGGCAGTTCTTTACCAACTCCGATTGCTACAAAGCGAATGTGCGACAGACTTCGGTCGGTGTACAGGTGCACAGCACAGGGGCAAATAATCCGTTCCTACGGCGATATGTGCAGCCGGACGATGGAAGATTGGGCGTCAACACCAACGGAAACAGCCATAATCGCCCTGGCGTGGATGTGTGCGCAAACGCATACATCGGCAAGACGCTTGACGGAACGGTCGCTGTGTATCAGGCGCTCCCGTGGGATATGCGCTGCTGGATCAGCGGAAAGGGCGAAAACGGAAACGCCAACAAGCTGGGGTATATCGGATATGAAATCTGTGAAGACGATCTGAACAGCGAGTGGTACTTCAATGCGGCTGTAATGACAGCGGCAGTCAACCTGACGGCTCATTTGTGCGAGATCATGGGCACAACACCGGATACTGTTGTAGACAGATACATTGAAGGCGAAGCGCTGGCAGTCATGGATCACAATGAACTCGCGTCACGAGGTCTCGCTTCCGGACACGCGGATATCACGCACTGGCTGCGCAGATATGGCAAGAGAATGAGCGACTTCCGAAAGGAGGTCGCTCTTGCTATGTCCGAGGGTGTTGAGGTTGAATACATCGACGCTGATGAACTGCCGCAGGAGGAATGGACTGAGATGGATAAACAGATGGAAATATACGCCAGCAATGGCGGGTATACAAATCTCCGCGAGCTGCCGGATACCGAAAGTGAGTCGCTTGAACAGCTTCGCAATGGTGATCGCGTCCACGTCACCGCGATGACTGGACTGTGGAGCAAGTGCGAGACGGAGAATAATGTCGGGTACATCATGACGCAGTTCCTCCGCGACATACAGATTCAGATCTCGGATACGGTCAGCATTCCGCGCGATCTGGCACAGAAACTGTATGAAGCGCTGGGCAAGGCGATCAAGTAAGGAGAGATACCGTTGCAGAATCCACTTAAATGGGCTGTCGGCTGGGTTGCTGATGCCCTGATTGAAAAAATCGAGAAGCCGATAGAGGCGATTAACAGCCGGGTTAACAGGTTGGAAAAGCTTCATGAACAGGACGCGGCGGCGCTGGAAGCCGACCTGAGTGTGATGGACGACCGTATCTGCTATCTGATCGGCGTTTGCCGCAGGCGCGGCTATACGACCGCTGACGAGCGTAGGAGAGTCACACGCATGCACGATGCATACAGAGCACGTGGAGGAAACCACGGCGAGGAAATTGAATACGCCGAGTTCCTCAAGCTGCCGACGGAAGAAGATTTCAAAAGGGCGAAAGGAGAATGAACATGGATAATTACTTTGTGAATTGGCTCAAGGCTGCGGGCATCCGTGCGATCAAGACCGTCGCGCAGACGGCTGTCGGCATGCTGTCCGGCGAGATGCTGGGCATCATGGAAGCAGACTGGATGGCTGTAGCAAGCGTTGCGGCGATGGCGGGTGTCGTTTCTCTGCTGACGAGCATTGCGGGATTGCCGGAGGTTAAATAAGGTATGGGCGACCGTTCAAGATTTGATGTGTACACCGAACCAGAGCTTGAAGAGTTCAGGCGGCTGTGCAATTTTACGCCGAGAGAACGCGAAGTGTTCGACGCGAGAGCAGAAGGACAGAGCGTGATCGAGGCATGTTTCTCTTTGAACATGAGTGAGCGAACGGTCGAACGATACAGCGCGAATGCGCGCGCAAAAATGGCGAGAGTTCAGCACCACAGGCGCGGATGCTCTCGCATGTGCGAGGAAATCGCGAACTGAATATAGAAGAGCCGGGCTTTATGCCTGGCCTTTTTCTTCTTTTTGGGATTCTTCTCCGTCGAGCACGAAGCGGACAGAACCTTCTCCATCCAGTCTGTTTGAACACTTCACAGGTTCGATCAGACCTTCCTCAATAAACAGATCGGTTAATGTCTTCCCTTGCATAAGATCATCTCCTTTGATGCATCATACAACCATACGGATCAAAAGTAAATAGCTGGCGGATAAGTGGCGGTAACGTGTCGGATAGGCGGCGCGTTGCCGCCCTTTTTTTGTTGGAAAATTGAAGCAGAAAGAAGGTGAGCGACGATGGCATGGAAGCCGTACAACCCCAATCCAGAAGGAAATCGCGTGGGCGATTGCACGGTGCGCGCGCTTTGCAAAGCGACCGGGAAGGACTGGGAGCCGACGTTCTGCGCGCTGTCGCTTGAAGGCTTCATGCGCAGAGACATGCCGAGCGCAAACCACGTCTGGGGCGCATATCTCAAGCGTCACGGATTCCGGCGGCACGTAATCCCGAATGACTGCCCGGATTGCTATACCGTTTCAGATTTCTGCAAGGATCATCCGAAAGGGCTGTTTGTGCTCGCGATCAGCGGACATGTGGTCACGGTTGAGGATGGCAATTGGTACGACACGTGGGACAGCGGCGCGGAAGTGCCGATCTACTACTGGACGCGAGAGGAGAGATAAACGATGGCATACCCCAATCAGTACGGATACGGTCAGGCGGGATATCCGACCTATCTGCCGCAGCAGAACTACAACGCGCAGCAGTACGCGCCGCAGATGAACGGCATGCAGCAGATGCCCCAGCCACAGACGCAGGGCGCTCCGATCTGGGTGCAGGGCGAGGCGGGTGCAAAGTCGTTCCTAGTCGCACCGGGACAGAGCCTGATCCTGATGGACAGTGAGGCGGAGGTATTCTACATCAAATCGACTGACGCATCCGGCGTGCCGATGCCGCTGCGCATCTTCGATTATAAGGAGCGCACAGGCGCACAGCGCCCGTCTCAGGCGGCGCAGACGCCATCGGTGGAATATGTTACCCGCGCGGAGTTTGAGGCGTTTGTCTCCAACCTCGCGCAAATGACGGCAGCTCCAGCACAGCAGAAGGAACAGCCGCAGCGCATGAGGCGCAGAGAAGTGGAGGGTGAAATCGATGCCTAATCCTTTGTTTAACCAGATGGGCGGCAATCAGATGCCCGGCCCGATGGGTCAGATGCAGCAGATGATGAACGCTTTCCAGCAGTTTAAAGCCAATTTTAAGGGCGATCCGCAGCAGGAGGTGCAGAGGCTGCTCAATTCCGGACAGATGAGCCAGCAGCAGTACAACCAGCTGCAGCAGATGGCGAATCAGATGTCCCGCATGATGTCGGGACGATAAATGCGTATAACGCTGAGTGCACGCAGCGTTTACAGTCTCTTTTTCCTAAACGACGATGAAAGGAGATGGATTAATGTCTCTGAGTGATAACACGACTATGCTGGTGCAGCCTTATAACGGTAACGGCGGCATGTTCGGCAACGGCAACAACGACTGGTGGATTCTGCTTCTGTTCCTCTTCGGCGGTTACGGCGGCTATGGCTTCGGCGGCTTTGGTGGCGGCTGGGGCGGCATGGGTGGCGCTGGTCTTCAGGGCATGGCGACCCGTGCGGACATCAACTCCGCGTTCAGTTTCAATGATCTTCAGAACGGCATTCGCGGCATTGAGCGCGGTCTGTGCGACGGTTTCTATGGCGTGCAGAACAGCCTGAATGGAATCGGTCACCAGATCAGCGACTGCTGCTGCGCCACTCAGCGCGCGATTGACGGCGTCAACTACAACATGGCGACCAACTTCTGCAATCTGGGCAACACCTTCCAGAGTGGAATCCGTGACGTGATTGACAACCAGAACGCGAACTATCGCGGCCTGATGGATTTCATGGTGCAGGAGAAGCTTTCTGCGAAGGACGCGCAGATCGCGGCTCTCCAGAACAAGGTTGATCTCTCTGAGCAGTCTGCCCTGTTCGATGCGAAGATCGACGCGGCTGTGGCTGAACTCATCCGTCGCACTGGCAACGATTGCCCGGTTCCGAGCTTCCTCGTCCAGCCGCCCACGCCGGTGAATTTCCCGGTCAACGGCTGCGGCACGGTGCAGTTCGGCGGCAATTGCGGCTATGGTTACGGCGTAGCTGCGTAAACGCGATAAAACGCGATGAAACGCGAATCGCGTCTGACAAATCAGCTTTTTCGGGAGATCACGAAAATGGTCGGCATCCCGCCGATGATGTAAATGACGGCGGCGGGGAAGTATCCTCGCCGCCTTTTTGAAAGGAAGTGTATTGATGGCTGAATTTACTGGCGTGCTGCTTCAGACGGTTGCAGCGAACGCGAATGTACTGTTCACGGAAACTCCGGTGTACAGCAAGAGCGGCGGCGTGATCCATCGCGAGGGCAGCGGCATTGTGACGCTGCGCGGTTGTGCGAATCAGTGCCGCGCTCTGTATAAGATCACGTTCGGCGCGAACGTGGCAATTCCGGCAGGCGGCACGGTTGCACCGATCTCTCTGGCGATTGCTGTTGACGGGGAGCCGCTGGCAAGCGCTACGATGATCGAGACTCCGGCGGCAGCGGAAGCGTTCTCTAACGTGTTCTCTGCTGTACTCGTCGCCGTTCCGCGCGGATGCTGCGTGACCATCGGCGTGCGCAACACCGGCGAAGAACCGGTCGACGTGCAGAACGCGAACATGATTGTCGAGCGCGTGGCGTAAGAAAGGAGGATATTATGGACAAAAAGGCGATGTATGATCTCAAGGACATGCTCTGTGAAGAGCTGGACAAGATCGCGAAGAAGCGCGAGCTGACTGCCGGGAGCCTTGAAACGGTTCACAAACTGACTGACACGGTCAAGAACATCGACAAGATCCTCATGCTGGAGGAAAATGACGAGAGCTACAGCGAACGTGGGCGCCGCCGCGATAGCATGGGCCGTTACAGCCGCGACGACGGAATGGATTACAGCCGAGGACACGGTGGTAATTGGGAAGCGCAGGGGAGCTACGGCAACGGCCATTCCTACGATGAGGGAGGAGGCTCTTATGCGAATCGCGGTCAGCACTATGTACGCGGCCATTACTCCCGTGATGATGGAAAAGATCGCATGATGCACACGTTCGGCGAACTGATGGAGGGTGCGAATCCCGAGCAGCGCCGCATCATCGAGCGTGCTATGCAGGAGCTTCGCAACGCATAAAATGAAAGGGGCGGAGGTATGATTGATCTGCAGGAAATCAACGAGACGATAGACGAGCTAAAGCGGAACGGCAGTACGGTCGGTGCTGCGGAGAAGCTGGCGCTTCTGTATATCGCCCGCGAGCATATGGAGAGGGAAGAACAAAGCGCAATTCCTGAAAGACATATGAAAAGTGGATACTCTCAGGCCGCCGCCCCGCTTCCCGCGATTATCAAGGTAGAACCGAGAAGCAAATTCCTTGAGGTCTGCGATGGGGCAGAGACCGAAAAAGTGCTCAAGGTCATTGACGAGCACATGGAAGCGATCATGGTGCTGTATCCGAGGGAGTATGATGCATTGATAGAGAAAATCAGAAAAACCCGGTACAAATAACCCGGAAAATACCCGGTCTTTTACAGGCTGGGATTTTTTGTAGTTAAATTTATACAATTTTAGAGCGCATAAAAACGGGGTAATTGCGTGCAAGTTTCACAGGAATAAAGAGCGAAAGGGGTTCGATTCCCCTCACCTCCACCATAAAAACCCCTTGTATTTACAAGGGATTTTTTATATTCAAATTTTGAAAATAACCCACTTTTAACCCGATTTTTTTAGTTGAGGGGTAAATGTGTATTATCCGGCAGTTCTCGTCATGGAAGAGAAAACGTCATCGACGATTGAAGCGGCGCGCTTGAGATCGTCGCCGTATTCGTGACCATAGATGCCGATGCTGTCCGTATCCTGAGAATGGCCGACCATGGATTGCAGGAGCGCGAGGGGCATTTTCTCCTTGACGGCAGAGATAAACGTGTGGCGCAGCTCGTGCAGAGAGCAGGGGATGCTCAGCTGCTTGGCGTAATGCTCGTGCCATTCCTTATAAAGCTTGTTTGTGTCCATTTCCTCGCCGTCCGGGCCGCAAAAGAGCCAGGGCGAAATAATGCCGGCGTCGCGCTTCATGCGCTTTTGCCGCTCGATGATCTGCGTGGAGATTTCAGAAAGACCGATCCGGCGATGTGCGTTCTCGGTCTTGCCGCCGGTGATCTCTCCGAGGCGGTTGATGCTCCGCTGGATCGTGAGCACGCCGGCGGAGATATCCTCTTCCCGGATGCCGGCGCACTCGCCGCGGCGAAGGCCGTTGACGATGATAAAGCGGAAGGCATGCACGTACCATTCCGGCTGTGGCTTCCTGTATTTGATAACGGTATCCGTGGCAAAGACGCGCTTGATATCCTCTGGCTGGGCGACGCGCTTTTTCTTCTTCGGGGCGTCCTTGGGGATATCCACCTCGACGTCGCCGCACATGTATTCCTGCTTGCGCGCCCATTTGACGAACGTGCGCATCATGCCGCGGACGTTGATCATGGTCTTTTTGGAAAGGGACTTGCCGCCCTTGGCTGTCTCCATGTAGTCGATGACCCTCTGCCAGTCACGAGGCTTGATGGTAGAGAGCTTGCGCCTGCTGAGCACCTTCTTGACGTAGAGTCTGCCGATCTTCTCGGCATCATTGGCGTCCTCGGTACCGCAGGTTTTTTCCTTGTGCCGCACGAACAGATCCCAGACGACGGAGAGCTTTGCATCCTTGGTCGCGCCGGCGTCATACCACTTATTGGCCTTTGCTTCGCACTCCCGATAACCGGCGGGGCCGGGGATGGACGACGTGAACGTCTTGCGCTCGCCGTTGATGGTCTCTTTAACCTGCCAGCGGTTGTATTTCTCAAGCCAGACAGGACGATTCTTAATTGGCATGGTGTCACTCCTTTACAAAAAGGACCGGCCCGTGATATAATCATGTGGCAGGTCCATGTGTAGCGTGGTGCTTTGCAGCCCGTTTCTCCCGGCACGGAGAGGCGGGCGTTTTTTATTGTAGCTTTACATATTTTGCAGAAACGTAACAGGTTTTTCCTTTATAAAGGATTTGATGCCATCCGTCGATGTAATTCGCATGAGTGACAACAAGTTTTTCGCCGGCCTTTGCGGAACCAACCCTAGTGCTGCTAGTAGACGCTTCTGATCGGATATTGACACCTTTTTTCACGACTGCAGTTTCGGAACCTTCGTAGACGAGAGAACCGTTAACATATTTTTCAGTTGTTCCATCACTATAGCCTATCGTCAGAGTTCTTTGAGGATCAGAAAGGGAAATAGACACACTATCCGCAGTTGCGGATGGGAGAGTGATCTCCTGACCGAAAACACTATGGTATGTGTAATCGCCCTTTAAGGTACCCTTGATTGAAATTCTATCGCCTTCAAGAATATTGATGCTTGGGGCATGGTCTTTGTCGATGTAGAGATAAACGACATCGTCATAATCTCCATTTGTAGCGAGACGGATTTGATATCCTTCCGCACGAGAACCCATGACCTGAAGAACCTTTCCGGAAAACCTAACTTTTTGATCCATGCAGATTTCTGGGAGTCTCGCCGCTCGCTCGTAATTCAATTCTACATAAGAAGGTTCTGGAGTGGATTTAGGAGAGGAAGCTGATTCTTCTCTGGAAGAGGCATGATGCTTTGCAACGATTAATTCTTGCTCGATGATTTTTAAATCTTCAAGAGACAAGTTTCTGATATCTTTTTGAAAGTCGATTGGTGAAATGGTTGCGTTATCGTTCTGGGAGAATATAACCTTGTCCATGATCTCGATGCACATTCCGTTTTTAAGGCCAATACGGTATTCGGTTAAGCCTTGGTCAGGATTATAATATGCATTATTCGGATGCCAGACCGAAAAAGACAAAAGTTGTTCGCCAGAATCTCTTTCCTCATTCATGTTTGGATCATTGAATACGAATACCGAGCAAAAGGCTGTATTGCTCTTGTGAGAGGTTACGACATAATGGCCCTCTGGCAGATCGACACCAACAGTATAGACGCCGTCATCAAAAGTATATGATTTTGCAAGGGCGGAAAAAGGGAGAGTTAGCAAAAAGAAGAGGGTTAGAAAAAGACGCTTCAATTATCATCCCTCCACTTTCTCTTTTTTCTTAGGTCTATTGAGGAACAGAATAAACAGCCGCGAACCGGCAATGGCAACCAGAATGATGGTCAGCGCCAGGACGACCGGCCCCATGGAATAGTTTTCCGTGTGCAGGCCGCGCGTGGGATCCTTCATATCGAAGGTCGTATAGGCGAAGATGGCGTATGCGCCGAAGAATATGCTCGTCAGCGCCAGCAGGATGCAGGAGGCAGAGAGGTTGCGCACGCTGGATTTGAGATACTCGCGGGACGAGCCGTAGCGCTCGCGCAGCTCGCCGCTGTGCCTCCCCTCAGAGGCCATCATCTGCGCAAGATGTTCACGGGCGTCCTCAAGGCGCGCTTCATAGTGCTGTTCGGTCATGCGCACGCGCTGATCGCAGAATTCCTTGGTCATGGCAATTTCGCGGGCACAGACTTCTTTCACGCGGGCGACCTCTTCATTGCATTGCCGAAGAACCTTTGCATTGAGATCCGCTGCGCGCCGGCGTTCCTCCTCAATTTGGCGATCCGCATGCTGGATGATCTCGGTCTGTTGGGCGGCGGTCAGCTCGCTGTACTGCTTGAGCATTTCGATGGAGCCTTCCCGGATGATGCCGGTGATCTGGTCGATCAGCTGCCGGTCCTTTGCATCCGCCTTGAGGCGCGCTTCCTCTGCGGCGCTTTCCTCTGCCTGCTGGCGCAGCCTGCGGATGACCTCCGGATCGTCGCCGAAGAAAGCGGCGATTCGGTACAGATGCTCAAGATTCGGATTCTCGATCTTGCCCGTCCGGTAATTGGAAAGGGTAGATTCCGGAATGTCGCATTTCAAAGCAGCTTCCTTGGCGCTCTTCTTGTGAGCGATGAGGTTTTTGTTGATATAGTCCGCAATGACGACTTTAAACATCGCATCGCCGCCTTTCTGTAGTGAATTAGGGTCAATTCGGGCAGATTCGGGAAATTCGGATCGAATCCCACAAAACGCCCATCGTTGACTGAACCGGGTTTTGCCCGGATAATGAAAACCATCAAAAACGAAAGCGAGGGAGCGAGTGCATGACCAACACCAGACGACCCACCATCCAGCAGCACAGCGCGCGGCCCGCCCCGATGGCCGCCGCGCAGGACACAACGAACGAAGACGAAGAAGGAAAGATGGAATACATCGACTTCATCAACAAGCTCATGCACCGCATGAAGATGGACAGCATCAACCGGATGCTGGAATATGCGCTCAAAGAACTGAAATGACTGCTGGAGGGATACGGATATGACGAACAATGAAAAATTCAATCTGATGCTAAACGCTTGCGATAACCCCGAGAGAGTATTATCTGCGCTGCTTGTCTTTTTCGGCAAACCAAGCATTCAAAAGTCCCATGATATGGCCGATAAACGCCAAGTCGTCATCAGAGAGCTGCTCCCCGTCACGGATCAAGCCCATAGCTACGAGAGCGCGCGTTGAGGTTTCAAGAGAGATATTGCCTTCCCCTGCATCATTAGATGCGGGGGATTCTTTATTTACATTGTAATCCTGATAAATGAAATTTGCATCCACGTTCAGGACATTCATCATTTTGCAGAGAGTGTTGATATCGGGATCACTCTTTCCGCGCTCATAGCCGTTGTAGGTTGTAGTAGCTATGCCGACCGCATCGGCTATTTCTTTTTGAGTCAATCTCGCTTTTAGGCGAGCTTCTTTTAAACGATCATTAAGCAATGAGAATCACCACCTTATGGGTTGATTATATACGCCGTTGACGAAATCGTCAACAAAAAATTACGAGAAAAGCGAAAAAAGTTGCCAAAACCCATTGACAATTACGAGATACGCGGATATAATGCAGACAAACAACGAGAAACTCGTAAAAGAAGGGAGGGGAGTTACGTGAACACCGAATACAACGATGCAATCATCAGAAACATCCGAGACATCGCGGGAGAAAAGGGAATCAAGTATTGCAAGATCGCAGAGGCGTGCGGAATGAGCAATGCGGAATTCAGCAGGATGCTTTCTGGACAGAAGGTGCTTCGCGCTTGCTATATTCCCGCCATCGCTTCTGCGATTGGATGCGGGTGTGACGATTTGTTCCGAGGTGCGCAGCCGGCGTAACCACAGACTATCTGCTGGGCGTGCGGACGGTGTAAAGGAGTGAGGGAATGGAAGAAAACAAAAAACGGCTGATGGAGACCATCAACCGGAATTTTGATGAAGGCGGAGAGCTTCTCGTCAGGGCTGATTACGAAGAATCTCGGAGAACTGAACGAGAAGAGCGCGATGAGCAGCCGTATTGACGCCTTCGGGCGCGTTATTGACAAAGTGGGAAAGGAACACACAGCAATTTTCAAGATGACCGCGAGTAAAACCGGGGAGAGAGCCGGAGGAAAGATCGCGCGTGAAAATGTCGATTTTATGGCAAAGGCTGACGGAATCGGGATCAAGAGGATCGTAGCAATCCTCTTTGAAAAGCAACGCGGATTCGCAGATCGCTTTGATGATGGGTTTGGTAAGCAGCATGCGGTACGTCCTTTCTGAATTGTAATAACGAGATTATAGCACGCGAAAGAATCTGGGGCAAGAGGGAGGAGTGAGGATATGGCAGAGAAAGAGATGACCCGCGAAGAGAAGATCGAGACGCTGAAGGTCTTCGCGGGGATGACCGAGGAGCAGAAGAGCATCTTCTCCCTCGGTGTGATGATCGGTGAACACAAGGCAAAGTACGGCGCGCAGGCCGAAGCCGCCGCGCAGCCGGCGTAAAAGAAAGGAGCAACCACATGAGCAAGAACAGCGACAACGACACCAGCCTCGCCGCCCTGGGTATGGCACTTGGCACGATGGGCATGACCAATGGCAGGATGAGCCTGAGCGAGGAGAAGAAGGACGCAGACAAGAGCTGCGCCAAGGCCCTCGACCACATGGCCGGAACGATGGAAGCACTGAGCGACATTGTCGAGGCGCTCAAGAACGTGGAGAAGCCGGACGAGTTTGACCACGAGAACATCGTGGAGCTGACCGGAAAGATGGCGACGCTGGCCACGTCCATGTCGACGCTTCGCATGAGCATGGGCCTCGGCACCGCGCCGATCATGCCCGACGGATATCCGACGGCGTGAAAGGAGAGAAGCAAATGGACATGATCCAGCTCAACGTATCCCGGCAGCAGCTCGGCTTGCTGCTGGAGGGTATCGACCTTCTGCTGCCCAAGAAGCGCGGGCCGCTGATGCGAGAGGCGTGCAGGCTGCGCGAGATGCTCTGCGAAGAGATCGCCGCCGCCAGAGAGGGAGATGACGAAGAATGAGCGGCCAGATCGGGATGTACCTCTGGTTCTATCTGCTGTGGCTGGCGATTATCGTGTCGATGGTCAGCAGATAACTCTGGATGGGCGCCGACAACACAAAACACAGAAAGGAGACCCTCGGTGATCATCAGCAGGATGTGCCAACCCTGCGGCGCTCATCCAGAGGGATCAATATCCGGGCGAAAGCCCGGAACACGGGGATGTGGCAGAGTGGTATTGTGGTCCTCGGTCAGTGTCGAGGATCAAGGTAGGTTCGATTCCTACCATCCCCGCCAGCACGTAGGAGTCGTGCAGCAAATTCATTCTGACAGCCTGGAAAGACGGGCACGAACAATTTCATATCTGGATAAGGTTGACGATACTATCGCGCGCCATCTGCCGGGGCAGAAGGGAGAAACGGCAGACAGGGAACTCACAATTTCATAAAAACGGGGTCGGGAGTCGTTCAGCGTAACGCCATTTTTCACCCGGCTCCGCATGCGGGCGTCGTTAAGAGGCAGGACACCGGCCTTCCAAGCCGGGAACGCGGGTTCAAATCCCGTCGCTCGCTCCATATCCAAATATCAAAGGAGGAAACACCATGAACGAAAACGAGAAGAACTTTCTGAGCGAGATCGCGAAGAAGGCCGGAGAAGAAATCAAAGAGCAGGTTGCCGACAGGTTCAGGGAGGCGCTCAACTCGGAGAACCCTGATCCCGACCCGGAGACCGTGAAGATGCTCGAAGAGCTGGAGGACAAGAAGGCCGACCCGGACAAGCTGCTACTGGGCGCGATGGAAGACGTCTGCGACCTGATCAACCTGACCATTGCCGAGGCGGAGGAATGGGGCGCGAGCACGGCGCAGATGATCGAGATCAACCGCAGCGTTGACGCTCTGGCGGAAAAGGCGATCGTGATGCACGAACGACTGATGGCCGGCAAGACGCTTGAAAAGCTGCGCTTTATGCACAGCGTGGAAGAGAAGAACGACGAGAACATTCGCAAATGGAGTGAAAAGCAGTGAAACGCTTCAAGAAGCTTCGTCAGGAGATGGATGAGCGCAACGTGCGCGGGATGGACATTGCCAGGGCGCTGAATCTCAGCGAACCGGCGGTCAGCGCGAAGATGTGCGGGCGCGTTCCGTGGACGATGCGGGAGTGTTATGTCGTGCTCAGGCTGCTCGGCTATGATTGGCCGATGCTTCCGATCATCTTTCCGGAAAACGAGGTGGCGGTGGCATGAGCATGATCCGTGAGCTTTGGGCGTACAGCCCGGGCGAGACGGCGGCGATCATCACCACTGCCGTCCTGTGCGGCCTTGGCATGGCGATCCTCGTGATCGCCCTGCTGACGCCGGCTGCAAATGAAATCGATGAGGTGATCGAAGGATGATGACGCAGGAAAACCTGCAGGCCGTCACGGATGAGATGGAACTGTGGACGAAAGCGGAGTGGGAATCGTTCCGCGATCGGATGAACGAACACTATGAAGCGGAAGCGAGAAAGCTTCCACTGACCAAAGAGGGCGCGCAGAGCGTGCGCCGCCTGATCGCCATGGACAACGACTGGCCGTTTGAGGCGGAAACGCCGCAGCAGACCAGAATGGGACTTTAAAAGGGAGGATGCCTATGAGTAAAGCAGACGAGCGCGCGGCCAAAGCGCGCTCTTTGATTTTGAAGGGCGAACAGAAAAGCGTCGTCGCCGAGCAGCTGGGCTATAAGAGCATCGGCGGCATGATGAACGCAATCGTGATGCTGGAGCACCGGGAGAAGATCGGGCACGCCACACCATACAAGGCCGTGCGCGCGATGCAGAGTCCGGGAAAGAGCGAACTTGAGATCAAAAAGCCGCAAGAGAAGGTCGACGTGCTGGGCGAAACGTGGCAGGGGGGGATTCGCACAGACGTCACGAGGGACAACGGCCTGTATGCGAGGCTGGAGGGCCGATTCCTGCTGACCAGCTACATCGGGTATCGCAAATCCGTGAACATCGAAGCGAAGTGCCTTCCGGGTCGGTCGATCCGGCTGTTTGAAGCGGAGCTTGGCGCGAAGGGAGCGCTGCTCATGGCGCTTAAAGAGCTTCGGGAGATGATCGAGGCGCTGATTGCGCTGATCGAAGGCCATGAAGAAGAACAGGATAAATGAGCGCCCGGGCGAGGTTGTCTGCATCTGCGAGAAGAGCGGCAACGTCAGCCTCTGGGACCCGGGCGCATGGCGCCGCACGATGACCATCCACTACAGACAAGCCAATCAAAGGAGAGAAGACGATGAGTCTGACGATGATTAAGATTCTGCTTGCCGTCGGTTTCGGCGGCCCGATCTTGATTCTTTCTTCCTATTTTATGATCGAAGCCCGCCGCATGATGCGCGAGGAAACGGAGAAGGCGCGCATGCGCCAGGGCAGCGCGCAGGCCATGCGCTACGACAAGCGCCGCCGCCGCGCGCGGTACATCGCCGCGAGCACCAGAACGGGAGCGTGCCGCTGATGTGGGACAAGGAGTGGAAGCACAGCTGCGCGACGTGCATGCATCGCACGCCCATCGGGGCGCGGCTGCCGTCGGCCTGCGCGGGATGCATCAAGGGCGGGACGCTGACCAGATGGGAAGGGCTGCGGCTGCCGGCAGGGCAAGCGCCGTCAGCGACAGGAGAAGAACTTATCCACAAATCAACAGCATAAGCCGGGAAAACCAGCGGGCGGGATGCCCGCTGGAGCGGCTTGCATGGATGTCCTAACAAATCGACGAAAGATTTTCAGAGGTGGAGAATGAACCGAAGTGCGGCGGACTGCCTGGTGCTCTTTGACACGAGTGTGGAAGGACGCCTGTCTGGCGGATGGGCTTCCGGCGTGCTGACGCAGAGGACAAAGACCGTGAAGGCCGGACCGATGCTGTACATGGACTGTTACCCGATCTGGAACACAAAGACCTATAGGGCGGCAAAGACCGAAGCGGAGCAAGAGAGGCACAGAAAGGCGCAGGCAAAGCTGAACAAGCGGAATGCAGAGGCGAAGCTCACGCGGCTGCTGGATGAGAACTTTTGCAGATACGACCTGAGTGTGACGCTCAAGTACAACGACGGGGAAAGTCCAGAGGACGAGAGGCAGGCACTCAAGGATGTACAGAATTACATCAAGCGCATCAAGTACCTGAGAAACAAACGAGGGCTGACGCCGATCCGGTACATCTATGTCATTGAAGAGACGAATGGTGCAAGGGGACATCGCTTCCATGCGCACGTAGTAATGTCCGGGGACGGGATTACCATGGACGAAGCAGAAAAAACGTGGACAGGTCACATCAAGGGATATACGAACATGGGCAAGGTGATGCCGGGAACGGATGAACAAAGGCCGAATCTGGCGCACTTGGCACATTATATGCTGGATGACACGAAGATCGAGCGGACGATGGAGAAGGACGGAAAGAATCCGCAGAAGCGTGCAATGAAGAGGATGTGGAACTGCTCCAAGAATCTGCGGGATCCGGACGATTATGCGACAACTGCGGACAAGAAGATCTCTGTGCGCAAGGTGCAGAAGATTGCAGAGACGATGAATGATCTCGAGCAGGCCGAAGCGATCTTTGCAAAGCTGTACCCGGATTACAAGTTGGTGCTCAAGGAAACGAAGGATGGAGAGATACGGCCAGACATCGAAGCGAAGCGTTCAAGGTGGACGACGGGAATCTATGTGCGGGCTGTGCTGCGTCGAAAAGAGAAGAGGCCGCCGGGAGGAGGAAAGAACGGTGAGAAACAAGCACCTTGTCGAACTCGCAGAATATAAATGGTTCAGAGAAGCGGATTTTACATCACAGTCTGATGGGCAAGGGAACTGGATTTTCGGGGACGGAACGTATGTCATACGGATGAAGGGGACGCCGGCCGTCAACGAAGGCACACACTCTCATATGAGAGTCATGATGGAGATCATGGACAAAGCGGCAGAGCAGGAAAAACAGGAGATCGCGCTGCCGAGCATTTCGTGGATGAAGAAGATCAAGGGAAAAGACGGAAGAAGGCACAAGATCTGGAAGATCGCAGGGCGTGAAATCTTCGTGAACACGAGGCTCCTTCTGCCGATCATGAAAGTATTGCACGGGGGCAAGGGGTACGCGGTGCGGCTTGATGGATTCAGTGAGAAAAACAAAAAGAGAAGCTGGGAATGCGTATACATCAAAGCGGACAACGGAGATGCGGTCTTGTGCCCGATGATGAACACGAGAGAAAGAATCTTTTGCACGGGGAAGGTGGAGAGAGAATGACAACAATCAAGATTCCGCTGTCGGACGTGACGATTGACGGGGACGAGAAAACGATCGAGCTGCCGCTGGAGGATGTGATGCGAGCGCTGGAGAGCAGCGATCGAGTTACGTCGATTTGGGGAGAGAACCATAGATGTCCGGCGTGCAATGCGGAATGCATAGCATTGTGCGCATCTTATGGACAGAAGGCTTATCTGGAAACGCCGTACTGTCCGATTTGCGGAACGAGACTGATGAGGATGATCAATGAAAAAGAATCTGCCCGCGCTTGACGCCTTCGGCGTGCCGCCCGAGGACAAAGAACAGATAGCCGTGCAAGTGGTGCGGTGCAAGGATTGCGTCCGTCGATCCGAATACGGATTTTGTTATAAGCACGGGCACAGTGTGACGGACGATTTCTTCTGCGCGTATGGGACGAGAGAGGAGACGCGGACGGAAAAGAAGAGGGAAAAGGCCGTGAAAGAGATCTGTGCATCGACAGGACTGCCATGCTCAAGGTGCATGCCGGGACCGTGCGATCGAAGGAGAGAAACCGATGACAAAAATGAGACCGCCCGCGCTTGACATCTTCGGTGTGCCGTCCGAGGACGAGGAACAGATGGCCGTGATGGAGTGGGCGCAGCTGCAGATGGGCAGATGGCCGGAACTTGAGTGGCTCTATCACATCCCGAACGGCGGAAAGCGCGGGAAGATCGAGGCGGCGCGCTTCAAGGCGATGGGCGTCAAAGCGGGCGTGCCGGACCTGTGCCTGCCCGTACCGATGGGACGATATCACGGGCTGTATATCGAGATGAAGCGCCGGGAGGGCGGCAAGCTGAGCAGCGATCAGCGCAGATGGATCGAAGGCCTGCGGGCGAATGGATACTGCGTCTGGCGATGCGATGGCGCACAGCAGGCGATTGCCGTGCTGGAGGCGTACCTGTGCAGGCGCATGAAGGAGGATGAGACGCATGTCGATCATGGACATGCTGCCGGAATATGAAACGCCGCTGCCGCGCGGGTGCGGGACAGGCAGAAAGATGGAAAAGTGCATCTGCTTGCGGGAATGCACATGCGCGCATTGCGGGAAGGCGTTCACATATCGCCTCGGCCAGACGGCCTACACCCGGAAAGTGAAGAGCAAGACGCTCCGCTTCTGCTCATGGTCGTGCAAATGCGCGGACGAGCGGGAGAGAAAGACGCCAAAGCCGGGCGGATGCACCAAGACCATCGAAGAGCGGATCGAAGAGCGCATGATGAAGATGGTCAAAGACCGGGCACTGCTTGACAGCGAAGCGGGCGAACTGATGCCGAAGAAGGAGAAGCAGAGGCTCGTCAACCGGCTGCAGAGACTGCACAAAGAAGTGAAAGCGTTGATGGAGATGCAGGAGTATGAAAACAGCAAAACAGATCGCGGAGGCGGCGAACGGAGGAATGCCGTTGGAGGTTGTGATTGACCACTTCCGCGTCAAGCAGAAGCAGGATTACGCATTCAAAAAGAACTATGCGCGAGTGAGGGCGTGGGAGTTCTACGAACACCCGGAAATCAACGGAGACGTTTATGTCGCCGTCGGCGGGCTGGACAGCATCACGCTGTTCGTGTTCCTGCGCTCGATCGGCATCGACGCTCCGGGAATCTCCGTCTCTTCGCTGGAGGATAAGAGCATCCAGAAGGTGCACAGGGCGCTCGGGATCAAAAGCCTGACGGCAGCAAAGAAACCGGACGGGAAACCGTGGACAAAGGTCGAAGTCATCCGGGAGTTTGGATATCCGATCCTGTCAAAAGAGATCGCGGGCAAGATATCGCTGCTCCAGAGGCCGAGCGAGGACAATGCAACGGTCCGGCATGCGATTATCACGGGAGAGACGGGCGCATACGGCGGATTTCAGAAAGACAGCCGGATGAAACTGAGCCAGAAGTGGCTTGAGAAATTCGGCGGAGCAGATGCAGAGGGCGCAGCGCTTGGATATAAAGCGGCCCCGTTCAAGGTCAGCGACAGGTGTTGCTATTACCTCAAGGAAAAGCCGTGCAACAACTACGCCAAGGAGAGCGGGCGGTTCCCGTATATGGGGCTGATGGCATCCGAGGGGGGCAGAAGACAAAAAGCGCTGATGATTCACGGGTGCAACTACATCAGTCCGGGAACGAAGAGAAGCGCTCCGTTTGCGATCTTCATGCGGGAAGATGTGCTGCACCTCGCCTTGGAGATGGACGACTGGTATCACGAGCATTGGCAAGAGTTTTCCGACACGCACATTGATTCGATCATTCCGACCATATACGGAGAGATTGTAGAGGGCAAAGACGGAAAGCTAATGACAACGGGCGCACAGAGGACAGGATGTTCCCTATGCTGCTTCGGCGTTCACATGGAGAAGAGGCCGCATCGGTTCGACCAGCTGCGCGAAAGGAATCCGAAGGAGTGGCACTTCTGGATGTACGACATGGGGCTTGGGAAAGTGCTCGATTATATCGATGTGCCGTGGGAAGGACGGGCGGATGGACAGATTGAGGGGCAGAAGAGCATGTTTGATTTGCTGGAGGAACAGAAGGACGTGCCGGAGGGATGTCTGCATGTGATTGTACCGAGAAAGAGCGAAAATTGGAGGGAATGAACGATGGAAATCAGACCGATTGATGCGAATGCGCTACATGCACTGTATGCTGGCCCGTTTATTCAGACATATGCAGAGTGCAGGAAGGCGCTTGATGACGCCCCTACCCTCTCCCTCAACACCCTGCGCGACGCGATCTATCAGGACGCTGTGGAGCACGGGCTGTGGGAAGGTGAGAACAATGTGCAGGGATGGCCCGTCGAGTGCGCAGCGGTAATCGAATGCGAAGCAGGAGAACTTTATGATGCGGCGCAGGAATGGGAAGACAGACTTTTCGGTGGCTATGAGCATTTCACTGAAGAACTCGCCGATGTTGTGATTGCGTGTTTCTCGGTTGCCGGCAAGCTCGACATCGACATCGACGCGGCGATCCGCAGGAAGATGGAGATCAACAAGGGCAGACCGTGGAAGCACGGAAAGGAGTGAACGCGATGACCATCCAGCAGGCGATTCACATCATGAGCGAAGAGGCCGTGCGCTGCAGGCGGATGGCGAAGGATCTGGCGGAAGACCCGCTCGATCAGGACGGCAAGTCGCTTGAGCATGCGCAGCGATACAACGAGAGAGCGGATGCAGCCGAGATGCTTGTCAGGGTTGCAAAGGCGTTTGACAGCGTCGAACTGGAATGACGGAGGGATACTCAGATGATCTTGGGGGGCGTATACAAGGGGCCATGCCCGAAGGACTGCCCGAACAGAGGGCCGGAATGCCACAACGCAAAGACCTGCGCGATCTGGGCGGCGCACGAGAAGAAGAAACAGGAGCAGCGAGAGAGGAATAAAGAGCGGTTTGCTTCCCGGCGCATGAGCTGGGAGCAGCGCAAGGCGAACGAGAGCCGATGAAAGGGGATGACGCGATGGTAGAGAGCACGTATGAAACGCTTTGCGAGATCCGGGAGAAGGTGCTGGAACTGACGCGCATGCAGGATAGCGTGTCACGGCTGGAGGCGGTATACAAAAGCCCGAGCTTTGACGGCATGCCGGGAGGCGGAAGCGGCGATGCGATGGGTAGGCGCATGTGCGCGCTGGAGGAGATGGCGGAACGCGAAACGTCGCTGGAGGACGAGGTGCAGGACCTTCTTGAAAGCATCAAGCCTGCGATCCGTGGGCTGCCCAACCATCTGCACACGTTCTGCGTGACGTATTATCTGGCAGCGCGCTCGATCCGGGACGTCTGCATGGTGATGCAGAGAGCAAAACCGACGGTTCTGAGGTACAAGGACGAACTGAGAGAGGCGCTCGGTTAAAATTTTACCGCAACTTTACCGCAATGATACCCAAATGATACCCAAATGATATATTGACAAGAGCGATTTCCATATTTTATTCTATAATCGGCGGAAGCCAGAAGATGACAGGGGAGCAGACCGAAAGGGCCTGCTCCTTTTTCATGCCATCAGCGGGAGCCGCGGCGATCCTCCCTTCTTCGCCGCGGCGGGTAGGAACCTGACAAAAAACGGAGAGGCGGGACCGCGGGTTCATTGACGGGAAAGGAGGCGGTCTCTTGAAAAAGACAAGTCCGGCAAAGAAAAAGCCGGCAGGCGCTGCGGCGCAAAAGACCGCCCGATACAAATATAGCGAATGGATCACCGAAGAGGGTCTGATCCGCGTGCGCGGATGGGCGCAGGACGGCGCAAGCTATGAGCAGATTGCGAAAAACATCGGCGTGTCCATTTCGACGCTGCGGGAATGGCGCACGCGCTTTCCGGCGCTTTCGGCAGCTCTCACGCACGCGCGCGATATTGCCGACCGAAAAGTGGAGAACCGGCTGTTCGATCGGACACAGGGATACACGGTCAAGGTCAAGAAGGCGATCAAGGTCAAGCGCGAGTGGTACGACGACCGCGGCAAAAAGCGCGTCGAGGAACGCATCGAAATGGTCGAGGAAGAGGAACACATCCCGGCCGACGTCAAGGCACAGATCTATTGGCTGTCCAATCGCAAGCCGCAGGAATGGAAAAACAACCCGGACGGCAAGCAGGAAGACGGCGAGCTGCCGGATGACGGACTGAAAGAGCAGCTGGAGGATGCCGCGGCCAAGGTGTGCGCCGGCACGGACGACAGCGACATGCTGCCGGAGTGTGAAGACGATGGCAAGGAAGAAGACGCCTGAGTTTACATGGGGGCCGCTGAGCGAAAAGCAGCTGAAGGTCCTCACATGGTGGCGTAAGGGCAGCGCCTTTGCGGACTATGACGGCATTATCGCCGACGGCGCGATCCGATCCGGCAAGACGGTATCCATGGAGTTCTCCTACGTCGAGTGGGCGACGGAGACGTTTAACGGATGCAACTTCGCCATCTGCGGCAAGACGATCGAGAGCCTGCGCCGCAATGTGATCAAGACACTCGTGCGCCAGCTGCGCGCGCGGGGGTATAAGGTCCGGGAGAGACGGTCGGAAAACATGCTCGTCATCTCGCGTGGAGAGAGGTCGAACGACTTTTATCTCTTTGGCGGCAAGGACGAGAGCAGTCAGGATCTGATTCAGGGCATCACGCTGGCAGGGGCGTTCTTCGATGAAGTGGCCCTGATGCCGGAGAGCTTCGTCAACCAGGCGACGGCGCGCTGCTCGGTGGAAGGATCAAAGCATTGGTTCAACTGCAACCCGGGCGGACCTGCGCACTGGTTCTACCTGAAATGGGTGCTGCGTTGCAGAAAGCGGCGGTATGTCTATCTGCATTTTACGATGGACGACAACCTGACGCTCTCCGAGGCGATCAAGAAGAGATACCACGCGCAGTATACGGGCGTGTTCTTCCTGCGATACATCAAAGGGCTTTGGGCGGCCGCGGACGGCCTGATCTACGACATGTTCGACAAAAAGCGGCATGTCGCGGTAAGCTGCCCGGAGCTAGAAGGAGATTATTACGTCTCCTGCGACTTCGGCGTGCAGAACCCGACGGCTTTCCTGCTCTGGCGCAAGGAGAAGGGGAAAGACCGATGGATCTGCCTCAAGGAGTATTACTACTCCGGCCGGGAAGAGCGCAAGCAGAAGACGGTCGCGCAGTACGTGGCCGACCTCAAGAAGTGGCTGGGCGACACGAAGCCCCGGAAGATCATCGTCGACCCGAGTGCGACGGCGCTGATTGTGGAGCTGAAACAGAACGGGTTTACGGTGTTGGCGGCGGACAACGAGGTCGGGCGCGGAATATCCGACGTTTCCGTCATGCTCAACACGGACAGGCTGCTGTTCCTGAGTGTGTGCAAGCGGACGATCCGGGAGTTTGGCGCATACGTCTGGGACGCCAAGGCAGCCGAGCACGGCGAGGAGCGCCCGGTCAAGACGAATGACCACGCAATGGACGCGGTGCGATACTTCGTGCGCAGCAAGCGGCTAGTCAAGCCAGTGGAAGAATACAGGTCGCCGTTCGAGCGATGAGATGAGGAGTGGGGGAACATGCTGACCTATCAGGATTTTGAGAAGGTGCGGAAGAATCCGGTAAAATGCGCTGAATTTGTCGAAAAGCTGATCGGCGAGCACCGGGGAAGCAAAGTGACGAAGACGGCGCACGATGCGGATGAATACTTTAAGCAGAGAAACATCACGATCAACGAATACGTGAAGGTGCTTTACACGCAGAGCGGGCGCGCGGTGCAGGATTTCACGGCGAGCAACAACCGGATCGCAAGCAATTTCTTTTTCAGCTTCAACACAAGGCGCTGCGCGTATTCGCTGGGAAACGGTGTGCAGTTTGAGGGCAAGGACGTCAAGGAGAAGATGGGGCTCAAATTCGACACGAAGCTGTCGGACGCGGCGCTGTATGCGCTGATCCACGGGCGCTCCTTCCTGTTCTGGAATCTGGATCATGTCCACGTGTTCAAGCTGACGGAGTTTGCGCCGCTGGAGGATGAATACACCGGTGCGATGCGCGCGGGCGTGCGATACTGGCAGCTGGAGAGCGACAAGCCGCTCAACGTGACGCTCTATGAAGAGGACGGATACACCGAGCTGCGCAAAATGAAGGGCGAAAAGCTGACGATCATCAAGGAAAAGCAGCCGTACAAGCAGACGTTTGCCAAAGCGCCGGCAGATGCAGAGGAAACCATCGTCGCCGGTGAGAACTATGCCGCGCTGCCGATCGTTTCGCTTTGGGGAAGCAAGCTGCACCAGAGCACGCTGGTGGGTATGCGCGGTGCGATCGACGCCTTTGACCTGATCCGCAGCGGCTTCGCCAACGACCTGCAGGACTGCGCGGAGGTCTACTGGATTCTCAAGAATTACAACGGCATGGACGACAAGGACCTTGCGCAGTTCAGGGACCGCCTCAAGCTGTACCACATCGCCACGGCGGACACGAGCGACGGCGGCGACATCAGCCCGCACACGCAGGAGATTCCGCACGAGGCGCGCGTTAAGTTCCTGACCGAGATCCGCGCGGGCATGTATGAGGACTTTGGCCTGCTTGATCTGCGCACGCTGTCGGCGGCGGCAACCAATGACCACATCGACGCGGGATATCAGCCGCAGGACGACATGGCGGACGACTTCGAATATCAGCTCATCGAGGCGGTGCAGCAGCTGCTCGCGCTTCAGGGCATCAAGGACACGCCGAAGTTCAAGCGAGGCCGCGTCTCCAATCTCAAGGAGCAGGTCGAAATCCTCGTGATGGAGGCGGGCATGGTCGATCTGCCGGACGAGGTGTTGATTGAGAAGTTCCCGAACTTCACGCCGGAGGAGGTTGCCAAGATCATTGACATGGTGCTGGAGGAGAACGCGGGAAGGGTGACGCGGGAACCGGAGGAAGGCGATCAGGGAGACGAAGAGGACGGGCCGCAGGACGGTGACGCCTGATGGAAGACCTGGGCGCGAAGTGGACAGACGAAAAGATCAAGGAGCTGGAGGAAAGGATCGTCTCGCTGTACTCTGAGGCGTATGACGAAGTGCGGGAAAAGTATCTAGCCTTCTGCCGGCGGTTTGAGCGGGACGATAAGAAATATAGCGAGCAGCTCAAAGAGGGAAAGATCACGGCGGCGACGTACCGCGATTGGCTGAGAGGCCAAGTCTTCCAGCGCAAGAGATGGCAGGCGCAGCTTGACGATCTGGCCAAGACGCTGACCAGAACCAATCAGATCGCGATGGACATTATCAACGGCGAAGTGCCGGGCGTGATGGCCATGAATGCGAACTGGGCGGAGTTTGAGATCGAGAAGGCCGGAAACATCGACATGGGATTCGGGATGTATGACGAGGACACGGTGAAGCAGCTGCTGCGGGATGAGCCGAATCTTCTGCCGCCGTCCCGCGTGGATATTCCCAAAGACGAGCGCTGGAACATGAAGGCCATCACGCGGCAGATCAATCTCGGCATTCTCATGGGCGAGAGGCTTGATGATATCGCCAAGCGCCTGCAGCGGGTGGCGGAAATGAACGCCAATCAGGCACGAACCCATGCACGGACAGCGATGACCGGCGCGCAGAACGCCGGCCGCATCGAGGGATATCACCGGGCGCAGGAGATGGGCATCAAGCTGGAAAAAGAGTGGTTGGCAACGCTGGATAAGAGAACCCGACATGCACATGCCGCACTTGATGGGCAGCATGTGCCAGTTGACGAGCCATTCAAAAGCGAGCTGGGCAAGATCATGTATCCGGGTGATCCAAATGCGCGACCGGCGAACGTCTACAACTGCCGATGTACGCTGATTTCCAGGCTGCTGGATTATCCGAGCGAGAATGCAAAACGAAGGCCGAATCTGCAGGAGTACGGCGATGCGCTGCCGCAAAAGCCCATCAAGGATATGACCTATGCGGAGTGGGCAGGATGGAAGGAAAAGAATCAGAAAGCCGGAATGTACAGGCAGACAAAGAACACAGGTGCGTTTGCACATCTTCCAGAAAAAATGAGCAAAAAGCATGTTCGTGAAGTTGCCAAAAAATACGGAATAAGCCTGAACAAAGTAAATCTTGAAATCGTGCCTGACCCGGAGCTGCTGAAGCTCAAATACAAGGTGTATGGCTGCGCGGCTCCAGAGAAAATCGGCAGCTTGTATCTGTATCCAAGCGCATTTGAGAGCGAAGAACAGTTGACACGAACGCTGATTCATGAGAAAATACACATAGAGCAATTCAGAAAACACGGTGCAGAATACGTAATGAACAATAACGACGAATTTGAAAAAGAAGCATATGATGCTGAGAAAGAATTCGCCGAGAGAATGCGAAGGGAGGGACGTTTTTGAACGAATGGCTTGAGGCTTTGAAGGAGTTTGACAAGACCGGGAAGGTTGAAAAATGTCCTTTCTGCAAAGCTGGTTCGGGCGCAGTCAAAGTTGATGTGCACGAAGAAAAAGGAGAAAGAGCAAAGATTTTCATGGAATGCAGGGCCTGTGGAAGAGGCGTGCATTTCAATTAACCGCCAAGCGAAAGCAAGGCGGTATTTTTATGCCCATTTAGGAGGAGGGGTGCCTCTTGTCTGTGGAATTCACGGACAATTCTGCGCAGTTTTTGCGGGAATTGGAGCAGACGGTTCCGAAGATTCTTGAAACCATCGGCCTGAAAGCGGAAGGATACGCGAAAAAACTTTGCCCGGTTGGAACAGAGGAAAGCACGGGTGTGAAAGGATATCGCGGCGGAACGCTGAGAAACTCAATCACGCACAGGGTGACGAGAGGCGACACGCTGGAGGTTGGCAGCAACGTCGAATACGCTCCATACGTGGAGCTTGGCACCGGACCGCATTTTGTGCCGCCGCCGGAGTGGGAGCGATTTGAAGCTGAAAAGGGCAAAGGCGTGGGCAAGGCTTACGTCAAGCCGCGTCCGTTTATCCGGCCAGCGATCGAAGATCACAGGGACGAATATCAAAGAATCGCAGAACGCGAATTGAGAGGAGGATGAGCATGGGCATCATCAAATGGTTTAAGCGCGAGAAGATCAGGCGCAGGGCACGCAAGGAGATCTGCGAAGCACGCAGGCGTGCGCCGCCGACGAGACAGGGACAGCGCGAGCTTGCGAGGAAGATTCAGGACATCCGCCAGAAGATGAACAGGGAAATTGCGCGGACATGTCCGAGATAATGTGGTTGTGAATAAAATCCCTTACTTTGAAACCAGTAACACGGACGGCGGCGAAACCGTCTACATTGGAACGGAGGTAGACATTTATGGCAATTAACAAGGTCATCTACGGCGGCAGAACCCTTCTTGACCTGACTGGCGATACGATTACGCCGGACAAGCTGGCAAAGGATGTGACGGCGCACGACAAGAGCGGTGCTGCCATTGTTGGCACAAATACTTATGACAGCGATACGTCTGATGCATCGGCGGCGGTAGCGGAAATCCTGGCCGGAAAGACGGCCTATGCCCGTGGTGCAAAGCTGACGGGTACAATGAAGAACAACGGCGCTGTGAGCGGCACGATCAACACAAAGAACGGCGCTTACACTGTTCCGCAGGGCTACCATGACGGCGGCGGCAAGGTGCAGATTGCAAGCACTGAACAGGCGAAGCTGACCCCGGAAAACATCCGTGAGGGCGTGACCGTGCTGGGCGTGACTGGCACGATGAGCGGCAGCGAAGGTATGAAGCCGCAGGAAAAGAGTGTTACCCCGTCTACTGAAGAACAGGTTGTTCTGCCTGATGCTGGCTATAACTGCTTGACGCAGGTCACGGTGGCAGCGATTCCGTATGAAGAGACTGACAACTCTGCTGGTGGCAAGACCGTCACCATCGGTTAAGGAGGTGGCAGCGCATGGCTGTAAATAAGGTAATCTATTACGGCGAAGTGCTGGTTGACATGTCGCAGGTGAGCGTGAATCCTGAGAAGCTGGTCGAGGGCGAAACCGCCCTTGACGCTTCCGGCGAACTGATTACGGGCAGCAACCCGTATGAAAAGGCGGCAACGGACACGGAGGTTGCTACGCAGGAAAGCCTGATTGCTCAGATTGCGGCGGCGCTGGAAGGCAAGGCGGCTGGCGGTGTGGATAACCGAAATCTATATCAGCGCGTGGAATACATCGAATCTGCTTCGGAAGGAACTTATCCGTATATCATCACGGATTTTGTCGCAGACAACGATTGTGGCATGGAGGTTATCGCATCGTTTCCAACTTTGCAGGACAGAATCCCGATGGGTTCACGACTTGACAGCGGTGCAACACGATTTTATGTGGTCTATCCGCTGTCTGCAAACAGCATTTACTACGGATTTAATACGGGCGTAACGATTTCCTGCAAGCTGACCGTTGACACGATCTATCGACTTCAGACCAACTTCCTGAACAGCCGACTTGTCAATGTTTACGATAAGGACGGCGTGCGTAAAGGCGGCGGCAGCATTTCTGAAACATTGACCCAGCAAGGCTGTCCAGTTTCCATCTTTGGCTACAATTCAGCAAGTTCGGGCGCAGTATCAACCAAGCGAGAATACAAGCTTTACGGCGCAAGATGCTCAAGAGG